CGTATTATCTGATCCGGTAGTCACCGCATCGCCTGCTGAATCTCCAACGGCTACGTTATCCGTTCCAGAAGTATTAGCCCCAAGAGCATCTGATCCAATTGCTATATTATTACTTGCTGTTGTCACAGCATCTAGCGCACCAGAGCCTATAGCAACATTATCGCTACCCGTTGTTATAGCACCCCCAGCGTTATCACCAACCAAAGTGTTGTCTGAACCAGTTGTTACAGCGTCACCTGCCGCGTATCCGACTGCCGTATTGTCCGTGCCAGAACTATTAGCCGTTAAAGCTAATGTTCCCACCGCAGTGTTGTCGGCTGCTGTAGTTGCTACTAATAAGGCTCCTGATCCAACAGCTACGTTATTACTTCCTGTTGTCAGAGCGCCACCGGAGTTATCGCCAATCAGGGTGTTGTCTGAACCTGTCGTTACAGCATCCCCGGCTGCGTCACCCACCGCCACGTTATCCGTACCGGAAGTATTAGCCGTAAGTGCCGAAGTACCAACTGCCACGTTATTGCTCGCAGTTGTCGCAACCAGCAGAGCGCCGGAACCAATGGCTACGTTCGATCCCCCCGTCGTAACGGCTCCTGCGGCGTTATCACCTACCGCAGTGTTGTCGGAACCCGAAGTCACCGCATCAAGCGCGGCCTCGCCTATGGCGACGTTATCCGTTCCCGTTGTTAGGGCCGTACCTAAGTTGCCAGAACCCAAGCCGACATTACCTGTACCGCCTGTTAAATCGAGTACATCAGTAACGGCGGCTCCTGCGCCTGCTCCATCAGTAACAACCATCTTAATTCCACCATTAGGAATTACGACATTAGCGCCTGTGCCTTGTGAAATAGTGACCTGATACCCAGCACTGTTTTGAATAATCCAAGTTTTGCTGACCGTATTAGGAGCAAGAGTCACTGTGTTAGTCGCAGTAGTAGAGCCTGTCAGCGTCAAAGCGTAAGCCCTTGCAGCGTCACTTGATCCATCTGCCATAGTAATGGTATGACTTGTGCCAGTGATTGCTTCAGAACCGCTGCCCCATGCTTCAGCAATTAACTCAAGATTCGTGTTCGTGCTTGTGCCCCATGTCCCTGATTCGTCGCCAGTAGCGATTTCTTTCAGCCTGAGATCATTTACATAAGTTGCCATTTAAGCTACCTCTTTCCATTCAGGAGTCTGGTCAGTATCCACCGAACTCCAGTTAGCTGTTTGTGAATTTGATACGGAAGACCAAGAACCGTCCTGAGTTGTTGATACACCAGACCACTCAGGTGTCTGAGTAGTGCTGATACCGCTCCAGCTTGCTGTCTGATCTGTGTCAACAAGCCCCCATATATTGATACCGGACGTTGTTGCTTCAACGCTGTTTCCGCTTGGCGTAACCACCGCATCGGAACCAGTGCTGACACTGCCAACGAGTGCCTGAGACTGAGGAGCCGTAACATCAACAACATTAGCGGTTTCAGTGCTAACACTACCAACAGATGCAGTAGCACCCGAACCAGTAACGCTGACACCAGCAGCGGCAGAAATACTAACGCTGCCAACATTAGCCGTAGCGGAATTTCCTGATACCGAAACTCCCGCAGAGGCCGAAGGGGTAACGCTCCCAACGGAGGCTGTAGACGCTGGCGCAGTGACTGATACGTTGGCAATGCCTGTAGCCGTAACAGAGCCAACTGAAGCCGTTGCCGAATTGCCGCTTGCGCTGACCGAAGCCGCCGCTGTAACCGTGACAGAGGACGTTGATACAGTGGCTTCATTCCCTGAAGCTGATACGCCTGCTTCTGCACTGACTGAAACGGAACCGACTGAGGCTGTTGTGCCTGGCACTGCCTCTTCTGCATCACCCCATGTGCTTTCGCCCCATGCAATGTTGCTGGAGTTCCATCCCTGCCATGCGACTTTTGCATCTGCCATTCCATTAACCTGTTAGGCAATCCTTATAATTGCGTTTGAAGCGTCTGCTGCTGGGAATGCAATCGTAAAATCACCAGCCGTACTTGTTTTATCGCCACCAAATGCCAGAACAACCACCGCTCTGTTCGCTGAACCTGCCGTGGTGCTTGAGTTGTAAATCAATGCCCCGTTTGCGGTTATCGTGGCTGAACTCCATGTGCTGTCTGCAAAATCTGTCAGTGCTGTCGTTCCAGAGGTTGAAGGATCAACATTCGTTAATGTATTTCCTCCCGCAGTGTAGTTCGTGCCGGACACCTCATTTGTGGTCGTATAGGCCGTAGTTGAGGCAGACATCGTGCTACTACTCGTGTACAGAGCAATCTTAAAGGTATTACCTGTCCCTGTAGTCGTGGTTGTGCCGCCACCCGATCCGTTATGAAAATTATGAATACCCTGAAGTAATTCACTCTTGAAAGACGTTGCTACCGCTTGGGTATGGGCCATCATAGCCTCCTTAAAATATCCGCCATGTCTTTATGGCCTTGTTGTGTCAAAAGATTGGCAAGCGTTGTTCTGTCGCTTTGTATTGCGTCATTACAAGCCTTGACAATCACATGGAAAAGTCTTCGCTTAAACGCCTCTGCCTGCTCTCTTACCTCTGGGTTTGCACCCTCGGCAATAGAAACCACCTTGGGAATTGCTCTTTCAGCAATTTCTTCTGGGGTAAAACCTCTGTTTTTAGTGGTATGCACCACGCAGGTTCCTGGCTCTACTTGTGCGCTTATATTTAGCATCAGACTCTTTCTTTCCTTACAGCACCGCTACGATAACTGTCCGTTGTACTATAACCTTCGCCCAATGACTTCAACTGCATCAGAGCATCTTCATATTGCTTCTGGTACGCAGCGAACACATCAGGCTCTCCTTTCATAAAAGTGTATCCTTCCACAAGACAGCCGTAGAGCAAAGCAGTTTCTGCGTTATTACCCAGCCAGCTTGTACCGTCTGCTGACGTAGTAATAGACGTAGGTTTATAAAAATAATGCAGTTCTACCGTATAATTGCTGTTAGGTGTCGGCCCTAAGATAAATGAGGCATCATCAAACATGGCGTAATATTTCGGTGTAGCCGTTGTTGTAGAGACCGGATAAGCCTCTCGGATGAAATTAACGTCCTTGAAAATAAGAAACTCATAGCCGCTGTTGTCAAGCGCCAGAGAATATGGAAACATAAAGTCCGTAGGCGTTGAAAGATAGGCATTATCGCTAGTCATTGTTCCCGTGGTGTTCTTTCTAAAATCAGGCAACTGCACCGACTTTAGTATTCTGTTTTCTGCCTGAACGATCATATTGGCAAGATTATTTTCAAAAGTCGTTTCAGAGTTTTGCAAGTAATCCTTAATCGCGTTTTGAAGCGTTGTATATGTCCAAGCCATTATCCTGTACTCACTGTCACTTTTCCGACCTCAGCCGTAATATCCAAACCTACCGTTCTGCTGCCCAAGGCGCTGTTACCGCCGCCCACAGGGTCAAAGGCAAAAAGTCTTCTGCTTTCTGCTAGTCCCTGATCGGGCCTTGGGTCTCTCAATGCCTGTGGATCTGCTGTTTTAAGACGACCCAACTGCAACTGAGGCTGATCTTCATCAACCACATCACGACCCACCAGCAAACCATTGGGCCTGCCATTTTCTATCTGTGGAACTAAATCCTTCAACGGATACCTGAATCCCGTCCTGTCACAGAACCCGAAAGCCTTTTTACCTGTAGCGTAACTACTCATACTCGGCTATACCCCCCAGGAACCATAAAAAACGATGACTTATCTCTGTCGGCATCTGCCGCCAAATCCCACTGCTCATCGTAAATTTGCTTTAATAATGGCGCTCTGTCAGATGCTTCAGGTCTTTTAACGCTAATGTAATAAGCCAATCCTGCTGCCATGCAAGGCAAAAACCTTGCAGGAATATCAACATTATTGGAAGCGGGACTCCCTGTATCCTCTACACGCTGAATGTAGTAATAATTAACCTTATAGGTCTGTGCATCATCAGGCACAGGCCATACATTCAAAGCAATAGCATCTGGGTCTTTTTCAATCCAATATTGAATCGGACGACCCTGAGTCAGCTTATTGGTCAGATGTGAATACTGACTAATTGAAATGCGGCTCATGGTCAGATCACTCTGCTTATCAGCATCGCCATCATCAGTCCTTAACGAAGCCTCAATCACATCTAACTGATCGCCTGCTAAAGCATATCGACCAGTACCTGCTGTAAGCGTCTGAGAGCCTTCCTGAACCGTCCAGAGGTTTAACCCCTTGTTCTGCCATTCCAGAAACATTAAGTCCAAGCTACGCCTTGCTGTGCGATAGTCGTAACCACTACGCAATTCAAGACCAGCCCGCTCATAGGCTTCTTCAAGAATATCGCTCAAGTCCAGATTAAAGGCATAAGTTCCGCTGGTAGCCATTTACACGCATCTCCCTGATTCACGCATTAAGCGCGTTATCATTCTTGGATTTCTTTTTACCCCTTTGGGAAGCGTTAAAATAGTTCTGTTACCTTTAGTAACAGGCCCATTTTTTACCTGCTTTCCCATTTGCGCCCGACTAATTGCCATCAGCGTTTCTTCTTAGCCGTTTTCTTTTTGGCAGTTGCTTTCTTTTTAGGAGCCGCTTTTTTCTTTGTGGCTACTTTTTTCGGCGCTGCCTTTGGCTCTGGCTCTTTCTTTTCTGGCTCCGGCGCTTTTTTCGGCACGACCTTAACTGGTCGTAACTCTGCAAGTCTTGCCTTAGCTTCCTTTTGGCTCATTGCATCAAATACAACTACGTCATATTCACCATCAGCATTTTTACTGCCAATCTGGTAAACCGGATCACCCATAGTGTCAGGGTGCATGGAAGTACCATTTTGAAAGATTTCTAGCTTTGCCATGATTCTCTCCTACGCATAATTTTTAATCATTTTCAGAGTAACGGTATAAGCATCACCACTGGAATGTCCTACCGTGGTAAATTGTATATCACCCGTTTTCCCTGAACCTGAATTATTCTTTAAGCTGCCAAAATTGCTGTAGTCCAAGGTATCTGCGTAATCCGCAGGCAAATGAAGACATAGCACATCCGTTGTCGCATCCCACAAAAGTTTTACACTCATGCCAAATGTCGAGAACGTCACCGATTCTATGGAAACCCCATCACAAGCAGCCCCTGTCATTGGATCAGCTTCAAGGGCAGAAACATCCACCTTTGTCACCGCAGACTCGCCAGTGCCATCACTGACATTGGTAAAGCTCATTACGACATGTCGCGCTCCATCCTGAATGGTTTGACTTGTTACCGTATCAGCCATTTTCTATCTCCTTAAATAGTCAGATGGAGCCGAAGCTCCATCCAACTAACAATTAACTACTCAAACGGTGTAGCCAATGTGCCGTCACCATGCAAGAAAGCCTCGCAATGCCAAACCGCCGCACTGGTTGCCACTAAGCGAATCACGCCACCCACAAGCCAGCCCTGTGCTGCTGAACCCAAATCAATGGTGTCATCATCACTGGCATCAGGAATGAAGGTGTTGTTATCGGTAGCCGTTGCCGGATCAAAGATCGTAGCAAAACCAGAGAACAAGTCACTGGCATTGTCCGTATTGATCTTCCCTGCGCCTGAGAAGGTTGTTCCAACGATAAACGTGTAGTTCAGACCAGCCGCTGCCGTAGGTAACGTAACCACGATACCTGCGGCTCGGTTTAGAGTGTAAACCGTACCCGAATCGGTGGACTCAACGCTGTGAGTAGCAGACGTAATGCTGCTGACGTTGGCATAAGAGGAAACATAGCCCGTTGTGGTGATATTACCGCTGCTGTCAATATCCAGATTGGTGGTAATAGCGCCTGTTCCAGCCGTCTTGCTGATTTGTTCAAATCCGCCTTCAGACCGAACTGGGCCGTTAAAAGTTGTATTAGCCATTTCTTTCTCCTGTCGTGGCTAGTGTCAGACACGCCATGTGTCTGTCAGGAAAAAGGAAAGCGACCTGCTAATTGATTAACAGGCATTTTGTTATGTTAATAAAACAAGTCGCCTTCCCTCATTACTTACGCTCCTGGCGAACCGTAAATTCCAAGTGGGTCGCTTACCCCGAAAGAGTAACGCTCACGCGCTTTGTAGCGCACGTTACCCGTATCGAAGTCACCGTCCATTGAAGTTTCCAGTGCGGTACGCTCGAAGTGTCTCAAGCCATTTGGCACATCAGTAATGATGTAGAAGGAATCTGAGTCAGTCAGATAATGATTGACCGAATATCCTTCTGGAACGATACCCATGCTGCGTACAGCATTGATGTCGTTATCCGCCGTTCCGACTCTTTGATCTGACTCAAGAAGCCGTGTGGCAATAAACATTCCAGCAGGTGGAACTAACAAACGTCTTGGTCTAGCTGCGATTAGAAGTCCACGCTCATCTGTGAGAGCCGCAATCGTTACAATCGCTGCCTCTAGTGAGGTTTCGTTCAAATCAGCCGCTGTCGCAGGACGATTATCGTTCTTACCGCCGTCCACCCGTGGGTGTCCGTCACCGCCAGTTACACCATCACCAGATGCAGTAAAGAGGTTAACCCCATCACCTGTCTGGTAAGAATTAGTGAAACCGTTGTTTAGCGGGTTCGCTGCTTTTACCTGCTTGGTGTAAGCCATTGCACGAGCAAGAGCTTTGGTATAACGAGCCGATAAAGAATCATATAAATTATCTTCCATCGCCTCTTCTGTTATCGCAAAACCCATTGCAATCGTTTCATGGTTATACCTTGCAGTGTACGCTTCCTGTGCAGAATCGTAAGAAATTGCATTTCCTTCGTCCTTAACAGGAGCCGCACCAAAGCCGCTCAGTTTCACCTCTTCCTCGAATGAACGCTCTGACGAGGCCGTATCATAAATAACGGCATGTTCATCCTCGTACTTTTCATACTCCAAGCCAAATAAGGCATTAAGCCCTGGCAGGAGTTCTTTAAGCATTTGTGCTCTTGAAATAGCCATGCTAGTTCTCCTTTATATGCCTGTAGTATTGATTAGCTGATGACCCGCGTTGAAACGGAAGATACCATCAGTGTAGGAATCGCCAACCGAACTGGAAGGGCCATCGTAAAAATCGACAATCCTAATCGGTAGCGTGTTAGTTGTTGCAACTGTAGACGCATCACAAGCATTTTTGCTTCGACCAATCGTGGTTGAACCCGCTGTTTGAACAACAGCAAAGTTTGCACCAAGACCAGTTTGAGCAATAGCCGCATCACCTTGCATCCTGAACAATACGTCAGGATCAATCAAAACATAAGCCGCTATATCGGAAGCCGCTGTATCGGCTGGAAATGTTTGATTAAAGGTCATTTGACTTGTGCTTGGGTCTGTGTACTTACAGCCCAGAAAAATACCTATAGGGGTTAAAGAAGTTGTGCCAGTGTCTTTTTCAACCGTTCCGGCAGTCACCAATTTAACAAAATCCCCATAGAATATAGCGGTGTTATAAGCCGAAGCAATCTTGATATGAACAACTTTTCCTGTAAAGGAACCGCTGCTCGAACAAGTGCCAATAGGCTCTGCACCATTTGGAGTGGCAGATGTAGCCATCTAAGTTTCTCCTAGATTCTATTAAACACAAAAGACTACATCTTAAAAAAAGATGTCAGCCTTTCCCAAAGGTTGTGCGCGTACTTTTCTCCGGTCTCAACAAGGGCATACGCGGATCATTCTCTCTCATGTAGTTGTTGTCCACGGACTCCATCTGTTTTTCTGCCAAATCTTGAAAATGTGCATTTCGGGCATCCATTTTTTCTTTTGGAGCCTTGCATAATAACAAGCCGCCGACCTCAAGATTCCCCTTAAACTGGGAATTGATGTCAGACTGGATATGAAGCTCTGGATGTTCTTCTGCCTTAACAGGTGTCCATCCATCTCTAAACTTCTGGGATACATTCGGGTTATCCGATTGACCCATAACACTGGTTCTAACCCAGCGAAAAACCCAGCCATCCTGCGGATCAGGCGTTGGCAAAATCGAAGAAGGAACCCAAGAATCATTACTTTCTCGGACATCTTCTGCACGACTATCGTGAGACCTTGGGGTGCGCTCATCAGCCATTTTTCATCTCCTTAACGAGTTGTTTGGCGTACTGCTCATTGGTTAACCCAAGTCGTTTAGCGAGAGCGACTTGAGTGGACGTTAACTGCACTTTGCGTGGTTTAGCTCCATTGTTCCTTGCGGAAGGAGCAACCACGGACGAGGGTTGGCTGTTTGTCGCAGGCGCGGCTTGTCCATTACCGCTAACATCTTCCGATGTATTGTCCTCCCAGCCATAATCATTAAATCGGCCCCTCATGCCTTGATCTATGTAAGTAAAATACTGATCTGAATTGGGCGATAGCCCATTATCCTTTATGGCTTCTTCATGGAGAGCATAAGCATACGCTGTCATGCCCTTATGTTCTTCATCACCAAACCAAGGATTTTTTTCTCCCCATTCCTTTGCTTTCGGTTCCGGCTCAGGAATTGTCGGGGCAACAGGCTGTTGATAGGTAGATTGTACCTGCCTTTGATAAGCGGCCTGTTGTTCCGGTGTTGGCTGGGGTGGCAGATTATTTTCATAACGCTGCGCTTCATTCAGTTCAGCCTGAGCGCGAATCATCTCTTCCTGAGAAGAAACAATCGCATCCGTATTTCCTTCCTCGTAAGCCTTTCTATATTCAGCTTTGGCCTTATCTGCTGCCAACTCCGCCTTTTCTTTAATCTGCGATACCAGCACGTTCTCGCCACGATTAATCAAAGACTCGTATTCTTTGTTCTTCGCGGAAAGCTGCTGATTCTGCTGATTAAGCGTTTGAGCGGCCTTAACCGCTTCATCTGCAAGACGCTCTGCCTCTCTTCGTTTGTAAGTGGCTTTGTCCAAACGCTTTCTGACACTGGCACTGTATTGATCCAGTTCTTCATCGCCTGTTGGTTCTTCTGCCGCTTTCTTGGAAGGTGGCTTATCGTCTATAATTTCCAAATCCAGATCGGACTGCTCAGTAGCGGTTTTCTCCTGATCGGACTTCTTGGCAATTTGCGTCTTAACACCGAAGAACTTGTCCTCGGCTGACGTTGGTGCAGCGATAGACTCTGCCTGGTCTATACTGGTTTCTGTTGCTTCACTCATACCTTTACGATACCCCGTGGGTCTTCGACCACAGCTTCTACGCTGTCGTCATTGATTAAACGGAACTCTTTCCCATGAACCGTGAATCTTGTTCCTGTGTAGGAGCGCATCACAATCCAATCCCCTTTTTTGCAAAACGGGCCTGTGGGAAAACGATCTTTATTACCATAAGCATCCGGCCCCATGTCCAAGACGAAACCGACAATACTGCCGACTTCTTCATTGTGCATCGTTTCTCTAGCTTTAATAATACCGCCATCCGTTTTCTCATCAGGTTCTGGTAGAGCAATCAGTATCTTATAGCCCTGTGGCTCTGGCATCTGACTGGCTTTGCGAGTCTCTGATTCATCAAGCTGAATTTCTTCAACCTTTTCCTCAGCCTCGTTTACTTCTGCTGTTGCTAATGATCTTGCCATTAGTTGTCTTCCTTGCACTGGAAATGGGTGTCCAGAGTCACCTGCGTTGCCTTATACAACGATGTTATGCTTCCTCAATCCTCTTTTTAAGATCGAGCAATTCTCTTTCCGCTGTCGCCAGTCCTTCTATTACTCCGCAACAACGAGTATATTCATCAAAACTCTTACAACCCCCCGTACTTACATGGTCGCTCATCTCATTCATCATTTCTCTAAACTTATCTCTTAAAAAGTCCAGTTCGTCCATGTATCTTCACATCACCCTAAGAGGGTTTTCCTTCTGAATTTTTATCACTCATCAGGTCTTTTGCAATTTCCTTGCCTAATTTAGCACCTTCTATCTGCTCTTTACTAGCAATTCTTTTCGATTCAAGTTGCTCCCTGCTATTGTCTTCTGCAATTCTGGCCCCCAACTTAGCCTCTTCCAATCGCTGCTGCTGAGACAACTTCTCTCTTTCAAGCGCCGATTTGTCCATTGCTTTTTGCAAATCAAGCTGAATCTTAGCCATGTCTGACTGCGCTTTAGCCTGAGCCTGCTGTTGTTTAAGCTGCAATTCTTGCTGTTGCATTTGAATGATCGGGTCTTCTGCCTGCTCCATCTGCTCCCGCATCTGCGCTTCTCTCTGGTCTTTGCCAGTAAGTTGCGCGGCTGCTGGCGCAACCAGCCTTGAAAGCCTAAGTTCGATGTCCTCTGGCAGCTTCTCGTCAGGACCAGGTAACGGAACACCCAACTCTTCTTCGATTTTTCTTCTGTAAGCAAACGCAACGTGTTCTGAGATGTGCGCTGCCATTGCAGCTTCTGCTGCCTGCGCGGTAGGACTCTGAGACATGATTTCCATAATCTTAGGGTCTTGAATGAGAGCCGTATGGGTTTGGATGTGCGCTTCGTGATCCTGATAAATGAACGCTTTAACTGGTTCACCGTTAATAATATTCATATTTTCTGTCACCGGATCAGCAATATCCACTTCATCTTCAAGCGGTACAATCTTTTCTGCGTCCCGAATACCCAGAACTTCCAACATCTGACGGTGCAATAACGGCATGTCGTACATTTGAGGTGCTTGTACCGCTAACTGCAACGCTGCCTGATACTGCATAATGCGTTGCGCCATCGTGCCTGCATTGGGATCACTAACTGGAATAATGTCCACGCGATCATCAAAGTCTTCGGGCAATAATTCACCGCCTGGAACCGCATAAGGATACTCGGTGGGGCCAAAATCTCGCACAATGCCTGAAAGAATCCGTAATTCTTTCTTCATAGACGCATGAAGCCTTGCCTGAACCGCGCTCATCACCTTCATAGAGCGTTCTAAAATGGCTAAAGTCGTACCAACTGGCGCTTCAGCGTTCATATCCGCTGCTTTTACATCCCCCGCAGAGGCAAATCGCCTGCCTTCGGTAACAATATCGCCTAATAGCTGATAAAGGACGTTGGATGGCTCTTTATAGGGCAAAAAGGTGATGTTATCGCGGATTGCGCCACCAGGTACGTCCACATCCCTAAACTCACCAGGCATAATCGGCGTATCATCGCCTTTAATGCGTAATCCACGGGATTTTAAGCCACCAGGCAGGTTGGAAAGCGTTCCTGCGTCCACTAATTGCCGTAAAACACTGGTTGCAGACTTCGCCAATCCACCAATCATGTGAATTAAGCCAAATCCGTAGAATCCAATGCCAGGTAAATACTGATAATGAACAAAATGCTCCCGTTTCATTCTCATCGGGTCGTTTTCATACCAGTTTCTGCGTATTGAAAGTATCTGGCGGGAAGATTTGTCGATGCTTACGACATAAGGCAAAGCTATTCCAGTAGGCTCACCATTTTCTTTGTCTTCAAACCCAACCAAATCCATCTCTGCCTGTACTTCGAGAATGGTGTGACGGTTATCGAACTCATAATTGGCCGAACCGCCTGTTAACTGGTTATATTTACGCTCTATTTCGCCCGTATCAGGGCTAGGATCAGGTAAATCAATGTCACTATAAAATCCTGAGACCTGTAATTTGCGTACCTCGTTGCTGGTACGCTTCATAATATGAGTAGCACGTTCACAAGTGACCAGATCAGAGGCTCCGTAGCTCACTACAAAGTCTTCCGCAGGCACAAACATCGAACAAGGCCGACCCATATTCGGGTCGTAGTACACTTTTCTAAAGGCAGAACCCGCTAAAGGCAAAGAAAACAGCATCTTTTCTGTTTCTGAGCGATATTCGGTCATCTTTTCCGTAATGAGATAGTTCAGGTAGTCCCGAACCCGCTCTGACTGCTGTGCTTTTTCGTCAGTAATCTGTCCGACCACTGAAGTCTTTACTGGCCCAGCCGCAGGAAATATCTCCTGAATGGATTGAGCCTGAAAGCGGATTACCGCTTCTGTCAAGACCGGATGAAATACTCCGCAAGCCCCGTCCCAAGGCTGCGTCCGGTCTTCGTTCTTGAGTCCCAGAAGATCAAGTCCGTTAATATAAGTGTCTTCCCAATCAGATCGGGAATCTCTGTCAGCCTCAAACGCCCCTATAAGCTCGGAAGCAATTTGAGTTAAGTCATCGTCTTCAATCAGATCAGCCAGATTCGCGTTATGCTCCTCACCTCCGATCATATCCCCATCGGGATCGAAGTCTATGAGTACACCGCCATCGGGCGTATCTATTGAAACAGCCTCTGGATTGACAATGCCAATCTCTAAGTCAGCTTCATCTTCTTGAGGCCAATTATTAAAAGGATTAAGCCCCATTGGGCGCTCTATCGCCATTTATCCGTTTTTCCTGAAAATCTGAGGTCGGGCAGCGCCACTACCACGGGCCACTGTGCCACCACCTTTCATCTTTTTAACCTCGCCGCCCTTATCGTACTCAACCTTGCCGCCTTTCTCGTACTGCATATCGGCTCTGCCTGGTTTCTTCTTCTTGCTGTCGTAATAGCTAGGCATTACTTTCTCCCTCTTGATAAAACTTTTTTTCCCATTCTTTATGCCTCTTTACAGGCTCTCTGAAGTAAGGAATAAATCGCGCCGCTTTCAATATAATCCAGTTTATCCAATTCCACGGTACAGGCAAGGGGCGCATGTAGTCAATAAATAATACCACTCGATTGTTATTGCTTAAATTTACCGCAAAATGCTCATAGGTGTCATCAAAAACTACCGCTTCCCCGTCTTTCCAGCGATATTCTTTCTTGTTACAGACCAAAATAGATTCCCCGTCAGTTGGAATCATCATCCCCAAATGAATACGGATAAGGCCACACCACGGGCCTTCATGGGGCATCAGCATCTTATTAGGGCCAATGACCGAAAAATACGCTGAGACAATATTTTTATCGCTATCAAGTATTTCCATTGTCTTTGGAGCCTGTTGACAGTTTCTGTCAAAGCGATAAGTGCCTGCTTTGAGAAAAAACATTTTCCATTTGTCGTCATTGGAAATGTATATCTGGTCAGGGCTGATGTCCTGAAAAGGTGCAAAATCAGCCACACGTTCCATCAGAGGTTTAAGCTCAGAAAGAATGACCTCGTAGTTATCCTCCAGAGACTTAGTAACGGGAAAGTCTTTTTTATCAAAAAAATCATTGTCCCCTACCAGCGATTTACGCCTGAAGACAGGTCTGAAGATCTTTTCCATAGACCATTCGTTAACAATCACATCAGCCATCAGTAATACGCCGCTTTTTTCCGATACATGGGTTCGTCTTCCTCATCGGTATCAAGTCGTAAAAACCCACCCTGCCTGAATCGCAGTAACGCCTGTGTACTGCTGTCCACCAGATCGTCATGCTCTCCCACAGGAAATGAGGCAAATTCCTCAATAACCATCTCTGCAAAACGGGTTTCAGGACACCATACCACGCCGGACGCAAACAAATCTGCCACGGCATTAACACGGGCCACTTTGTCATTGCCTCTCGATGGTGTGTACTCAGAAACAGGCATTCCCATAGCCCTTAACTCAAAAACCAGCGGGGTTCCCGCAGCCTTGGCCTCAACAATACAGGCATCTGGCTCCCAGTTATTATAAAACTCCATCGCTGTTTTCTTCAGTTCAGGGAACTCTAAGCGTTCTTTGTAGGCATCCAGAAGAATAATATTAGGCCGTGTCTGCCCCTCGTCATCGGGCTGGTAGAATACGCCCCAAGTCGTACAGGCAGAGAAGTCAGCCCTTCGGGTTTTAAGAAAAGCGGTATCCCATGACTGAATAATAAACTCACAGGGCGGTGGCCTGTCGCGCTCCCAGCGTTTCCACCATTCCCGCTTGACCAGTGCGCCTTCCTCAGAGGTAGGGCTTTGCTGGTATTGGGCTTCCCACTTAGGGGCAGGCAGTTCGTTTTTAAGCGCCAGTAACTCGTCCTGACTCCAAAAGCCAGGCCAAAGAGAGTTTCCTGAAGGCATCAGGGCTGGAAACTCAATCAGTTCCCAATCATCCACGCCTTCTCTCTGGGTTGAGGATTTAATGATCTTTCCGGTCAGGTCTCGCTTATGCCATCGGGTCATAACGATAATGATGGCTCCGCCTGGCTGTAATCTCTGCCGTGGGCCAGAGGTATACCATTCATAGGTTTTATCAAACACAGCCGCATCAATGCTTTGTCCGTCCTGTTCAGAATGAGGATCATCAATAATCAGTAAGTCAGCACCTTTACCCGTCACCGCACCGCCTACACCAATAGCGAAGTATTCCCCGCCCTGATTGGTGCTCCAGCGTCCGGCTGCTTTAGAGTCTGCCCTGAGTGCCAGTTCAGGAAAGATTTCCTTAAAATCATCAGAATCCACCAGATTCCTGACCTTACGCCCGAAACCCACGGACAGTTCTGCTGTGTGCGATGTTTGAATCACTTTCTTTTCAGGGCTTTGTCCTAAAAACCAGGCGGGTAAAAGATAAGAAGCAAACTCTGATTTGGTGTGTCTCGGTGGCATATTGATAATCAGGCGCTTGAGATCACCTTTAATGACACGCTCAAAAGCCTCGGCAATAACCTTGTGATGTCGGCCTTCAATAAAAGCAGGCCAGACATACTTGGTAAATCCTAAAAAGGTTTCTCTGGCAATCTCTTTTTTCTTGGCTTCTTCTAAATCTTCCAGTAATTCCAGAACTTCTCGCTGATCTTCAACGGGTAGATTCTTTACTTGGCTCAGGGCTTTCAGGTCAATTCCGTCCAGCATAAATTAATTCTCCTGAGATTCCGTTTCTGTAATGTTAAACAGATTAGTGCGTATCGCCGGATAGATTGTTTTCTGGCTGGGAACGGTTCCCACTAAACTTATATTTTTAGACATTTTGCCATTCAATCGGGAATTGATGGACTTGACGAGCTTTTCCAAATAAACCTCTACTTCCGGCTGTTCTCCGGCGATCATACCCCGAACCGCTGAATGCTTTGATATTTCACAGGATATTTCATATTGCCACCATTTCCCATCCACTGCGTCTTTTGGTGGTTTTGCTCTTCTTAAAAAATCAAGCGAGTAAAGCTGCATCCACCCTTTCCCTGTTGGCGAGATGCTCTTTGGCAATATCCTCTTTAGATTGTCCATGATACGGAACCGCATGACTTTCCTGGCACATCAGGTCATTGGCACAAATCCCGTCTTTATTGATGATTTTGCCTAAAATACGCCCGAATTTACCCCTGCCACTGCCCTTGGCGGTCTCCAAAGTGATTTGGTAGTCTTCGGCTTCGATGAAATCCACTAAGAATTTCTTCGCCAGAAGGCCGTATTTCTTCTCAACCTTATCTCTGGTACGGGATTCAGGGGTATCAATCCCATAAAGCCGAATGCGTTGCTTGGCTAAAATCACCTTAAAGCCAAGGTCTATATCACAATCAACGGTATCGCCATCAATGATTCGAGTGATTGTGGCTTTGTACTGGTACATCAGTCAGATTCCCCGAACCGCTTCTTCTGTTCCCTGAATTCTTTATCAGACTTCCATATGTCGTATCCTGGATGATCGGGAGCAGGATCGGGCCTGTCGCTTAAATCCATCGCCAGAAATTCTTTTGCCGATAGACATACGATTTCGACAGGTTTTTTGTAAGCCATCTAAAACATTCCAGTCAGCACCTGAACAACGACTGCCGCCACGACCAACCACGCGAGCTTCTCCCACCGTGCTGAATGACTGGAAGTGAGTTCCTTTAGGTGTCTTATCTCTGTGATTGCCTCAGACCAACGCTCACCGCATTCTTTTTCATGCGCCTCTATGCGTTTTAAGGATTCTAAGGCTATGTCCATTGCTTTCTTATCCACCACTGATTGCTTATGTTTATTCAATGCACGGGTTCTTCCGAGCCACTATACACAGAAAGTTGTTCTTCTTCCTTATCTTCCTCAATAATGCCTTCTTCTGCTAAAGCCGCCAGCTTGGATTCTAAAAGACCTTCTATTTCTGAGGCGGATCGTTCTTTAGTTTCAATGGAAATGTCGGTACGCATCATCCCACTAACACGGGCAAGCAGTTCTGCACTGCGTAACTGGCTGGAAGAGGCTTCTATATCGCCATCTATCCAGGTTCTTAGTTTATCAAGAACCCGCTGCGTATCACTTAAAACCAGTAATTCCTGTTTTTTCTGTATTTTTTTCTCCGCTTTGGCAATGCCTGCACGTTCTATCTCAATGAGTTCCATCACCGTATCACTCGCCATCAACCGACAAGCCTCAACATGCTGGGCATTTCTGGGGAATAACTCTTTGTATCCCGCCAGGGTATAAGCATCAGTGGCTGTTACCGGATTGTTATCCTCATCACAGCCATTAGCAATCAGTTTAGCAAAACGCTTTTGCTTCTCTGTCGCCATATCGAACTCCGGTTTATTTGAAATACCGATTCTAGCTTCTAAAAGGGGGGCATGTAAATAATTCTTGTCACAGAGGGAAAATGAGGCGATGACCCAGTTTCGTGGTGTTACTCAGTTAGCCAAGAACTCCTGTAGGGGAACTGATGATTAACCAGCCGGAGTATGAGCTATTGAGCCACCGCCTCAAAAGGTCTAAGTGAGTGAGATAAAACACCAAGACCCTATAAATAAAAATAATCTTCAGCCTAAAAGCTCTTGAGATTCGATATAGGCCCAAATCCCTCCCAAGAACTTATGAACCATTCACATGGCTCAATTAACGACTCGCCTATTCAGCAGTCATGCCACTAAGACTAAAGATCAAAAATCGCAGGACTATTATAGTCCTATAGGTATATTCCTATAGATATATAACTTATAAAAAACTAGGAATAAACCTAGTATCTAGGACTATTCTAGCTTAGGACTGTCCTATCTAGGTGTATTCCTATAGGGATTATACACACAGTAAATGCAAAGGAAGAAAAAAGCAAATTTTTATAGAAAATTTTTAAGGGCTTTGGTTTCAATTTTTTGCAAAAAATTTAAAGGGGCTGGGACTCCCAGGGCTGTTTCTGGCAAAAAAAGGGGTCAGGATGAATAACGATTGTACAGATGTCGGGACTAAATGAGAAATTAACGATTTATTTGAGTGGATTAATATGTACAACTCTCTCGCCC